TTTATTCTCAGTTGCCATTTTTTTATTATACCATTTAAGCTACTATAGATCTAGCCGTAATGGATGTCTCCAATCCATCATTCCATGAATGTCTTATATTAGTAATAACAAATTTTTGGTTTGGGTCTATTTCATTAAAAGAGTGGCTTACGGTTATAATATCATAAATAGATAGCAATGGGTTTCCAAAAACCTCTATCTCAAGGATGGTATTGCTCTTACTCCATTGAGATTTAATGAAGTTAGAAAGTTCTATAGCATCACTTTGATCCTGCAACCATTCTGAAGTAAATATTATTGGCTCTTGAGAAGCGTATTTATTTGCTTGGTCATCTTGATAAACTATACCAGCCGTTTTAATTAAATTATTGCCAATTACATTTATCTGTGTTCCCAATGAAGAGTCAACAAGCGTAGACATTCCAGAGTTATTAATTAGATACATCTCAGTTTGAAATGGCATTAGGCTTGCATAAAGAACTTTTACGCTTGAATTTAAATTTTCATATGTAAATTTTGGTATTGATGGCGCAGAATCATACCTCTTTTTAATATATCTAATTTCTCTTGCGATAGAACCAAATTCTTCAATATACTTTTCTTTAGTTGCAGAATTTACTCTTTCAATTCCGTTTGCAAAAAATTCACCATAGGCTAAATTTACAATACTTTTTGAAAATTGAGACTGATATATATCGAACAATGATGGAGAAGAAAATTCTTTTTCTGTAATTTTAAGGGCATATGCGTAATCAAAATATGCGGAACCAAGATTTGCAAAGAATGACATCCTTGAGCTTTTTGCTAGTACTGAAGTGCTATCAATTGCTTGAATTAAATATCCGTTTACGTATGCATTTATAGTTACAACACTACCAGTATGCTTTACAAATACGTCTATCTTATAAGATTGCCCAGCTTGTATTCCAATAGTATCTCTTTGCAAGTTAATATTGTCGTTAAATACTTTAGTAACACCATCTTTAACTTTTATAATTCTAAATTCGTCTCCAAATAATCCAGCAGTTTGAGACGTCTTTACTCTAATAAAGTATCCATTAGTTGATGTAGCATCTGTAAGTATACCCATTCCACCTGATTGTCTTGTTGTTGAAGCCTTTGGTTTAAAGTACATTGTAGTTCCAAATGAAAAGTATTGTCCAGTTGTATCTATACCTGTATCTTTAACAGCTCCAGAAAAACTATTTGGATTGTTTGAATTTGATGTTACAACCAACAAAGACTTATCAATACTAGATGGCATAAAATCCCTCCCTATAGTTATTTGAACCTCTAGATCCAGACCCTACATCTGAAAGTACTACATTGCTTGTATTCAATACGCCGTCGGTAAAAGGTGTCCATCCGTTTGGAATTCCAGTCTGAACAAGATGGTCCGCTGCTTTTGTTCCAAACTTTCCTCTGGCTTTAATTCTATATCTTTCAGTTGGAATAAATCCAACTAAAGATCCTAATACAGCTGCTTCTCCTCTATACTTAACAAGATCTGCTGGCCCTGTAACTGGTATCTGAACTCTTGATCCTCCTGCTATAGGCTCATACTCATATTCAATAGCATCGTATTCTATAATTTCTTCATCAATTAATAGGTATCCTGAAAAACTTTGAAACACTTCAATTGTCTTTATTTCTTCTGGTCTAGATGGATGATAAATAACCTTTAATTTCATATACCCTCCAGCCCCAGTTGAACTTGATAAATTTGCTGCTAAAGAGGCTGATGAAAAAGATGTTTTATCTACATCAACAATTGACTTGTTGCTTTGTTCATAGCCAGCGACATAAGCACTATTATAGAAAACTTTAACATTGTTCGATGATGCTATATTATTTGCCTTTAAATTAATGATGTTTGGCAAAATGTTTCCGCTAGATGTATCTCTAAAAGTAAAATCTTTAGTTAAAGAAGCTTTTTTTGTAAATATAAAATCTCTGCTGTAAAATTGCAAGACATTGTTTTCATCAAATACTGCTGACATCTGTGTATCTGAACATAGCTCTTGTATTGAGGACCATACAGTTTTTGTACCATCGCTCCACCACCATCTAAGAGAGATAATAGACTTATCTGAATCGGCAAAATTAAAGTTATAGTTTGTAAATCCTACTGAATCTAATATTCTTCTTATTACTGCGGCGGCTGAATAGTTATCACAAAGAATATCTGGGCATATAGTTTCTTGTAAAAACTTGGCTGCATCTAATGCAAAAAATTCAAGTTCTCCATTTTCTCCTATATTCCAGTTGTCTAAATAATAAGACCCCTGCATCACTTTAAAATATGTTCCATTTGAATCAGAAAAATTGCCAGCAGCATCATATATTTTATAAAAAGGTTTTACTTCTGCCTTTTTAGACATATAAATGTATGCATTATTTATTGCAATGTTTTCCTGGAAATTATAATTTCTAAATAATATATTTGCATTTCCATATGAGTTTAATTCCATGTCTAATGAATTTGCTGTTGCTAATCCAATTGGAAGGATATCATTTGTTTGTGAAGATGCCTCTTTTTGTATTCCAAAGGATACAATCCTATCAGTAAGATCTTTTATCCAGTGTGGAGCAACTTCAATCAATCCTATATACTTATTGCCTCCTGGATTTGTGGCAGTAACTCTTAGGCTATTTATTGTTACTTGAGAATTATAATTAATGCTTGACTCAGTAGTTGTCCAACTAGTTCCGTTATAATAAATAGAAACAATTCCATTTGAGTCTACTGTTTTTGTCATGCCAGATGTTACATCTGTACCATTAATAAATATAGACCAAGAACTTGGTGTGCAATGTGATAATTCAAATTTTAAAACAATCTTATTTGCTGGAACGGCCTTGTTCTCGTATGAGATTGGCGATGTGCCATCATAATATCTAATAGATACATCAAGGTTTGTGTCCTTCTGTGTAACATAATATTTATAACTTGTATTTTTTGAAGCAGAATAAGTCCTATATGTTACTGGCGTTTTTGTTTTATATACTGTACTTCTTGGATTATTATAGGTACCAGTCAATAGGTCTCCAAATATTGCGTACTTAATCCCAAATTTTTCTGGTCTAAATGGTTTAACAACGGAATCTATCGGAAACAATAATTTAAATGGCTGGGCGCCGTCTGGAGATGTGTAGTAATTAGCACCAGTAAAATCATCATCAGAAAATGATACTAGCGTGTTACAATTTATATCAAGAGTTGCACCAAGTCCAATATTAATACTTGTTCCTTGATCAAACTTATTAGTAACTTGTGAAGGTGCCTGTATCATTATACCTCTTCCAAAGTTATAGATACATTCCACAATTCTTGAGGTGTATCCCCAGGGTTCATTTTAGCATTTCTTCTTATAATTTCAAAGCTACATGAAGTAAAAATCATAGTCAAGTTTTCAGCATTAGCCGTATTGCCATACTTTACAGTAACTGGGAATGAAGCCTTTCCAGTTGCACCTTCATAAAAATCTTTAATGTCTCTAGCTCCATAGAATCCATCTACAGTATATGTTGCTCTTGAAGGAAGCGCATCCCAAGATACACTAATTTCTTTTTTGTCTGCAATAAAAAACTTTCTCATTGTGCCGTTAGACATTCTTTGTGTCTTTTCAATTCTATTTATAGATATAGAAACTGGTGCACGATTATGCTCTGACAGGCTGAATCCGCCAACTGTTATAAGGGCTCCTACTGGTAAAGTTATTGGGTATGATGTTGGCATTATTTACTCCTATTGTATCCGATTCTCTTTAATTCCTTTAGCTCAAGATCGACTATGTATCTTCCAATTTCTTCCTTTGAAAGACTTTCAGGAATGTTATAAGTATTCTGCATGACAATATTACCACCAAGTAGTGGTGCTTGTCCACCGCTAGCCATCATTACTCTATTTGACGTTCTATTTGGAACAGAATATTTTGTTGCTAACCCGCCCATAGCCATTCCATTAATTTTATCAAGTAGTGGAACTCCAACATTTTGAACTGATTGAGCTCTAATTACGTACTCTCCATTTGAAAGCATTGCTGGGATTGAATCAGAAGTTCCGCTTCCTGGGCCTCTTATAACACCACCCATGGCTCTTCCCTGTGCTCTTGTTTCCCATGAGTTTGGATCCATATTTCCTTGTGGACCATATACCCTATATTTAACGCCCTTATATACAAAAAACTCATTAGGCTGCAATTTTTTATCTATAATAAGTTGCTTGCCACCCTTTGTGCTAAGTGTTCCTCTATCATTCATCTCATAGTTTGTAGTTTTTGGGCCACTAGAAATCTGAAGTGGATTATTTGCTCCATATCTAGGAGCACCTTCCTTGGCCAAATCTAATTTTTTACCATTTATATAAATGTCTCCAGTTGTAGTAATTCCTTCTTTAGACAAAGCTTCTGAAAGACCCTTATCTAATCCACTCAAAAGATTCATTGCTGTGGTAGCTATGTCTTCTGGCTTTAGCTTTCCATTAACAACGTCTGGAAGATTTGCAGTTCCTGTAGTCAGCCCAGCTTTTTGAACTGCATTAATAAAATCAGCAGCAAGGCCTTTAAATTCTTTTGTTGTTTTAAACTGCTCTATGTTATCTTTATTTGCTAGTAATGCAAGCTTAAATCTGGACATAGCACCATTTACATCATTAATTTCTTTTTCTTGCTTTACAATTTTTGAAGTTAGGTCGTCTAAGCTTTCACCAGCAAGTGCTGCTTTATCAGCTAGATCTTGATTTTTGTTTTGAATCTTTTCTCTTTGTGCTTCAAGAGGCTTTATCTGTGCTTCTCTATCTGCATCAATTTTATTCATAGCAAGAGTTGTTTGTCTACCAGAAACCAATTCACGCATTCTAAGTTGTGCCTGTGCAGCTGCTTGCATATCTCCAGTTGCTATATTTTGCTGATACTCTAATTGAGCCTTTTGTAGCTCAAGCTGATAGTTTTCGCCTGCTGCTTGATCTTGTAGAGCCTTCTTTCTTGCATCAGCTCTTTCATTAATCTTTTTAATTTCTTTATCGATTGCCTTTATTGCATCACGATCTTTAATCTGCTGAGCTACCGTCTGTCCCTTGGTAGCCTTAAGCAATTCTTTTTGTCTTGCTGTAAGCTTATCTAAGTTCTCATATTGTTTTTTCAAAAGGTTATTCTTATTTGTTTCAACTACAGCATTTTGAACTGCAACTGAAAGCTTGTATAGCTGATCTACCTGTCCAGTATTTAACTTCGTTAGATCTCCAGTAAATCCAGCAGCTTGAATTCTTAGCTTTTGCCAAATGCTCAATATGGTATCTGAAGATGTAGCGAACTTCTTAACTTCTGGGTTTTGCTTAATTAGGTTTTGCAAAACGGCATCTCCAATTGGTTTCTGTTCTTTGACCTTAGCATTAATCATGGAGATCTGCTTATTTTCTGCTTCGTATAAACTTAACTTTTGAGTCTTCCCAGTCTTATCTTTTTTAGCAGCTTCTTCGCTGGTCTTCATTATATTTTCTACACCTGAGTCAATTGCAGTTAAAGCAGTATTTAATTGAGCTGCTGCGTCTTTTGTATTTTGAAAATCTTTTGCTAGATTAAATGTTCCAACTGCACTAACTGCCGCTGTTTCTTGATTACGAATTTCTCCAAAGCCCTTTGAACCAATTGCAGATACTGCTGACAATGGCTTATTTGAAAGTTTAAATAATACATATATCTTCTTGGTAGCCTCTTCAGCAGACATGCCAGCTGCGACAAATTGCTCCTTCAACTGAATTGCAACTTGATTTATATCCTTAGACTTTGTAGCGCTAATTAAATCTATTTGATCCTTCATTGTTGTCTTGACTTCTTTTTGAAGTTTTTTATACTCTTCAATAGTCATCTTAAAAGGAGTTCCAGCAGATTGCAAGCTTTCATAAATAAGCTGGTTTTTATCTAGCAACAACTTGATTGAGTCTATTGAGTCTTTGATTTTTGAAGTATAATTTGTATACTTTAGTCCAGCCTTTTCTGCAGATTCAGCGGTTAATCCAAATGCTGCAGCTGATAGTCTTTGAGTTTCGTTATAGTTTTTCCAAGCTCTATATCCTGCATATAAAGCTGTAGCTCCAGCTGCTAATGCAACATTTGTTCTTGTGAGTCCTAATCCAACTTTTCCTAATATTTTTACAAAAGAATTAGTAGAAGATGCGGCCTTTTCAACTCCACCAGAAAACTTTCCTAAGCCTGGTGTACTTTGTGCAAATATTGACTGTCTACCTTTTGAAATTTGTTCGATAGGAGTATTAAATGCTAGTGGAACTCCTTCTTGCATAGGCTTTCCAAAAGCTGCTAAATTAGGAGTTAATGTTGAAGTTCTTCCAAGTCTTTGTTGAGGGGTTATTCCAGATCCTCTAGAACCAAGCATTGAAGGTAAAAGAATTGATGCAAGAAGCCCACCAATCATCGAGCCATTTTGTCCGCCAAGTTTAGAGCCTAATACAGAGCCGCCCATATATCCTAATTGAGACATTATGATTTGTCCAAGAATGCCTCCTCCACGGTTGTATCCCTTAACCATACCTCCCATGGCATATCCTGGAATTATTCCACCAGAGTTTTTAGGAACAAATACCTCTGGCCCATTTTCTCCAACTAAGTAAGGCCTGTTTGCATTAACTGGACCTCCCTTAGCACGAGCACCATCAACAACTGTTTCTACTTGTAGTTTGCCATCTTTAAATCCTACTACTCTAAACTTTCCGCCAAAGATTGCCTCTTGTTCTGATTTGTATTTACCTCCGCCAAACCTACTGCCAGCACTCCAGTCTTGTCCATATGGAGCCGAGAACTTTTTATCTGGGAACAAATCTCCCGCTGGCAGGATGTTTCTATTTTTTATAGCTGCTTCAATTACAAGATTATTTGGATCTACACCGTGTCCTGGTGCAAAAAAACTTGCTATTGTTGGACTCTTGCTCCATGAAGATCGGCGCATGATAAACTCTCTACCAATTAATTTAGACGCATCGCCAGTAGATCTTGCAAGACTTATGGCTTCTATTAAATCTTGAGGTAGTCCTTTAAAAGTTTTATCTAGTCTTAATCCTCTAAACAGCTTGCCAGTAAATTTTCTTTGAAGAGTTCTCATCGCAGCGATTGGTCCAAGAGGATGATTTCCAAGTGTTTGCATCTGACCCATTATGTCTTTGTTTCCTGACATATATTGTGCTGTAGAATACATACCACGATCTTGCAAGTTTCCAGTTAAAAATTGTGGAAGAACTGCTTGTCTTGCAAATCTGTCATCTTGATAAATAACTTCTCGTGCAAATTCAGGATCATTATGGTATTGCTTTGGAACCATGCTTCTTCCAATTTGAAGTGGGCCATGTAATGGATCTTGGTTTCCTAATGTATATTGATATCCTGGTTTTCTAAACTGCATTTGTGGTTTCCACCTTGCAGTTATTCTATCAATTACACTAGATGTTAATGGCTTTACAATTCTTCCAGGAATATTACTTCCAAAGTATTGCATTCCTGGAACCATACCGCCACGATTAAAACCGTATTGAGCTTGCCAATCTTTATTAGCAGAATGGAAAGCCATTGTATCTTTGCCTGATCCCTTGACCTTGCCTATTTTTATGCGTGTTCCGTCTGGTGCGGTTACGTATACATTTTGTGCGCCAGCAGAACTACTATGTCCAGCACCTCTTTCTAAGTCTGACATATATAAAGGATTTAATCCAGATGTTTGTACCTTAAACTGATCCCAATAATTTCTTTCTAAAGATCCTGGTGCAAAATATTTATTTAAAACTTCATCTGAAACATCGTGGTACGGATTGTTTGAATCAGTTAAAGCTTCTCCTGACTTTTTAATCTGTGAAATTCTATTATAGAATTTTTCATCTATTTCTTCAAGTATTTTATTTTTAAGCTTTGGATCTTTTATAATCTTATCTAAAAGCTGAGTTGTTGTTCCTATTAATGGGCCACCTTGAGACATGTATCCAAGAGTTGCGAGGTATGCATCAAGCTCTTCGCCCTTCAAACCACGTCTTGCCATTGCGCCATTTAATGATTGAAGTGTATGTGGTCTTCCAGTATCTGGATTGATTGGCATTTTAGCAAGAGCAGCTCCATAAGTTGCTGTCGCAGGCTTGGCAGAAACTGAGACTATTTCTCCGCCACGAGGACCAATAAAACTACCAGATTCTGAAAACTTTCCTCTTCTATTAATTCCAAACATAGAAAACATGGACTGTGGGCTACCACTGATTGATCCAGCAGAAAGAGTTGGCTTACGTGACAATAATTGTTTTAATATATTTCCGCCTTTTATATATCCTGGAATTATCCCGCCCATATTTCTTTGAACAGGAACAACCATTGCTCTTCCTTCATTAAGAGCTCTCATTCCATCTGGATCTTGTTGTGCAATTCCTCTACGAATTACAAACTCTCCTGGAGTAAGCATTGCTGGAACAACATCTGCATTTACATTAGGTCCAGGAACTTGATCTCCATTATTGTAGAATACATTTCCTCCAGAATTTAATCCTTGTGGCTTTGTTGTTTCAATACTGTAAGGGCCACCCATTGTTCTTGTTCTTGTTGCTTTTCCAACAGCAGACATAACATCTGCAAATATTCCTTGACGGAACATTCCACGAGTATTTGGCTTGCCCTTAGCATCGACAACTGGTTGATCTATAAGAGGTGCTTTTGTTAAATCTATTGTTCTTCCACGAGATGCTGCATATGCAGATACTTCGACGCCCATCATTCTTTCAAGCTCAGCATTTGAAGCAATAATTGCTGCACGAGCCTGTTGAAGATTTATCTTTCCAGATTTAAGCTCTCCAACAATTTGAGCAGACTGTGCAGCAGCATTTGCTGTAAGCCTTTGTGTAATTGGTAGAATATCGTCAAATGTATCAATAAAATCTTTTGAAACTTGCCCGCCCATACCAATAAGCTTTTTCAAATTATCTATTTCTGCTTTGCTTTGTACGCCTAATGCTCCCATTAATGCTGTATATCTTGCATGCTGTGAGGCAACTACTCCAGTAGAAACTCCATTTATAGTTGTAAGTCCTGCAACATCTGGAAGCCTTTCAGACATCATTACTTGAGGATTTGCACCAATCTTTCTATTTACTGGGATTGGTTGCAGTGTTAATCCAAATATTGAAGTCGGATTATCTGGATCTCTTGGATTTAAATGTGCTGCTGCTCTTGAAGTTCCGCCAAGCAATGGATGATCTCTGTCTACAACTCTTTGACCTGAAGCACCAAAATTCATTACTGGTGTGCCAGATGCAGTTGTCATTACGCTACCTAGGGTAGCAGTTGACGCTGTTGCCTTTCTTGCATTTGCTTCCAATAAAACTAAGTCTTCGCTTAACTTTTTAATAGCCAGGCTTAAAGTTGCTGCTGCTTTTGAATCGCTATAAAATTCATTTCCAAGTTGCTTGCTTGCATCTTGTGCAGCCATTATTTCTGGTGTTAATAATTTAAAACCCTCTGCGCCTCTAAATAAAGCTTTGAAGTGTCCAAGTCCTTTAATAATATATCCAAAGAAGTTTGCCAAAACACCAGTAAGCATAACTACTGGTCCTAGTATTGCTGTAAATGCACCGCCAAATGTCATAAGCTTTTTAATTGGGTCTGGTAGCTTCTGTGCAAAATCTATAATGCCACCTAGTACGTTCAAAAGCTTTGTGCCTATATCTAAGAAGTCTTCTCCAACTCCAGCAAGATCAGCCTTTAATCCTTCGATGGCTCTCTTGTATCTACCTGCTGCAGAGTCAGTTACTGCTGCTAATTCTCTAGTAGCAACTGCTTCAAGATCACTAGTGCTTGCCTTCATTAAATCTAAAACCTTTAATGTCTGGCTTCCTTCACGACCAAGGTTTTCAAACAAAGCATTTAGTCTTGAAAACTGGAACTTTCCAAAAAGTTGTTCAATTGCTTGTTGCTTTTGTAGTGGATCTAATCTATCTAGAGAAGCCTGTAATGCCATTAATGTTTCTGTTACGTTGCCAGCGTTATTGTTTACAATACCTAGAAGATCAATTCCAAATGATTTAAACTTGTCTACCGCTACACCAGTTGGATTAATTAAAGAAGCAAGTGCTGACTTTAATGCATTTGCGCCTTCTGACGCATTAATTCCACCTTCACGCATAGCTGTCATATACAAAGCTAAATCTTGAACATCTCCTCCAAGACCCTTAATTACTGGACCAGCTTTTGGAATTGCTTCAACCAAGTCTTGTAGTGTTGTTGAAGTTTGGTTTTCAACTGCGTTTAAAAAGTTAATTGATTCAGCTAGTTCTTCTGTGTTAGACTTGAAAGCGGATTGTATTGCTAAGGTTGCTTTCATTGCTTCTTGACGATCTACTTCACCAAGTACTGCCAGTCTTGTAGTTTCTGAAACAGATGATAGAAGTTCATTTCCTGTTTTTCCAGTTGCTGCAATATCGGCAGCTAAACTAATTGTTTCTGCAAAATTTACACCCATTGCTGAAGAAAGTTCTTTTGCTGTAGCAGATACTTCTTTTCTTACCTTAGAAAGTTCTTCTGCAGATGTGCCAGCAACTTCTCCATATACCTTTGTTAATCTTGTTAATTCTTGATCTGCTACTTTAAATGCATCTGCAGCAGCTTTTCCAAATGCTGCAAGTGGTAGAGTTAAACCAACAGTTAGCTGGCGACCAGCCCATTGAGTATTCTTACCCCAGTTGATAAGCTGAACTCCACCATCTTGAATAACCTTATTCATTATTTGAAGCTCTTGCTTAAGTAAGGACGCCTTATTCTTTGTTAAATCTAATCCTCTTGGAATATGAACATTGTACTGCATTAACCCCTGTGAATTTCTTCCAAGGGGTTGCAGTACTGAGTTTTGCAACTGAGTCTGTTGCTTTGCTAAATCTCTTATCAGACCACCAGTGGTTCTTGTGTGATCTTGATATACTCTAAAGTAGTCTTTAAGCTTTAGTCTTCCGCTATCTAGGTTTCTACCAAACTTTTCAACATCTGATGTAAGGCTAACAAAGTGTGTAGAGAATTGCCCAGTCTTGAGCATTGTCTCTTTAAACATTGCATTAGTTGCACCTATTTGACCTGCTAATGCTCTATTAGATCCAGCAAATTGTTGCTGCAGTTTTGATAGGCTGTTTGTAACTCTTTGCACATCTGCGATGAGATTTGAGAAATCAGATTTAGCAACGATATTCGTTACTATTTGTTGATCAGCCATGTACTATATGTTACTCCCTAGAATAGCCCAATCCCATTCCGACTCCGAATCCAGCTTCTTGAGCAAATGCTCCTTGTAATGAAACTATGTCATCACCTTTAGCATTTATTCCCATTGCTCTTCTTCTTACATCTTCAAAGGTAGGACCTTTGTTTTCTTCGCTTCTCTCTAAAGTTTTATCTTGTAGTGAAGCTAAGAATATTCTTTTTTCCTCTTCAACCTTTTGCATTGCTGAAAAGGTTTCAAGTAGTTCTGGTAAAGATAAATTTTCCTCTAAATCTTGGTAACTTTTCCAACTACCAATAAGAAAAACTTGTCCTTCTAAAGCAGCTAAGTCTAGTTCTGACCAGCCAGAACCGCCGCCATTAGGTTTGGGTCGTCAAGCTTGATCCCACCACATACTTCAAGAATCCTATTGATTGTTGGAATATCTAGTGCTTCTTCTAGCAAGTCTTTATCTTTAACTAGTTCTGGAAGTTGTGTTTCTAAAGCGATTCCGCATGCTTCAATTAGGACTCCCAATGACTCGTCTTCTGTTGTAGCTTCTTGAGCTTTATTAATAACAGCCATGAACTTACGAAGCTGCTTGATTGATAGCGGCTTCAACTGAACTGTGTTGCCGTTTTGTAGTTTAATTTCTTCTACATCGTATACCGTAGTGGCCAATTTATCCTCCTTTAGGATTATAAATCATTATAACAAAAGAAATATATTAATACAAGCAGAAAGCCCTCATTTCTGAGGGCTTCTGTTTATAATTAAATAAATTTAATTATGCGTAAACACGGTCAATAATCTTACCGTATTCTTGGCCAGCATATGTCGCATCTCCTGATGGAAGAAGACGGAATGTCACTGGGAATGTTGTTGGGGTATTACGTGCAAGTGAGAACTGTGACTGTTGTACAGATAGAACACGACGTGCGTAGTATACTCTCTCCTGCTTTGTAAAGCTTGTGATATTGTATTCTGGTGATGGACCGACAGCGATTAGCTGACGCTCAACTGGAGCAGAAAGCAAAGCTCCTGCTGCCAAACCAAGAACCTGTGGTGTACCTGATGATCCTGGGCCTGTAGGCTCTGCAGTTGTCAAAGTTTCATTTGAATTATATCCTGAAGCCTCTGTTACTCCTGCTGATCCTCCTGGCTGACCAAATACAACTAGAAGATTCTCAAGAGTACCTTCTGTCATTTCTGTTGCTAGCATAACTTCCATTGACTCCTTGAAAAGCTTTGCTGTATCAAGAAGCTGATCTACAGTTACTGAACCGTATGTTGGGTTGTATGTAATCTGAAGACCGTTGTTTGTGTAACCTACGTTACGGAACTTTGCTGTTGATGGTGAAGCTGTGTAAGCTGCATTTAGTGTGTCTGTGTATGAACCAGTACCAAATGCTACCTTACCTGCACCCTTTGTTGGATCCAAATCCACTGCGTCTCCAGCTTTTGTGCTGATGAATAGTGGTGATGCACCCACGATAATATTTTTGGCTGAATTAAATAAATCTTTTGCCATTTTTTGACCTCCATGTTAAAAATAATATTTGCTGGCTAGGCTCTTTTCCTCTATGTCCAATTTTAGATTAAAACAGGTTATAAAGCAACCTATAGGAAACGACCCTGGGTATTTGAATGTCTTGAGTATTTAACCTCTAATACTATCTCTTCTGATAGAAATCCCTGAATTTCTTGAGATGGTTGAGTAGGGGATATATCTGCAATATGGATACTGTGGAATTTAAATTCGCTTGACTTGTCTGGCCATGCATTTACTTCTTTGGCCGAATCGTCCATTCTTCTAAATAGATCCATCATAAAATTTCTCATGATTGTTATCTTATTGTAATCTATTGCATATACTGTAAATACAACTTGCTCACAGCATATGGCCCAGTTCTCTTCATACGATATTCCTATTTTATCGTATACGATATGAGTTTTGTTATCTTCATTTGCTGTAGTTGGTCCAAGGAAGAATGTTGTCATTTCTGGAACTTGTTGTACTGGGATTATAGGAACTATTGTATTCCCGTTTCCGTCCAAATAATCATTTGAAGATAAAACACCTTCTTGCTTTAGCTTGTACCAAAGATAATTTCTTATTTCTACAACTGCATCTTTTGAGTAATTTACCATGTCATCCACTAAACGCTGCTGACACAGCGGCCTTTGCTTGTGATCTTATAGCATTAGGACTAAAGCTATATTTAACAGTTCTAATATTGTTTGGCAAATCTAAAGATTTTGATAATGATGAATTAAATAAATTTTGAAACCCTGATCTTTTAATTGATTCATTTACCAGATTACCTTTGAAGAAATGCGAATATGCCATTTGAAATGAGTTCTTCACTCCAGGTCCTCCTGGCCTTCTAACGGTCACAGAGGCTCCTTTAGGCATATATACGGTATAACCATTGACTTCGAATACTAAGCGCTGAGAATGGCGTGGGGCTATTTTAAGAGGCATTCCAGCTTCCATCACAGATGCTTTATTTATAAAAACATGTCTTCTCTTTGAAGAAGACTTTGCAAATGACTTAGACGGCAAAAAGTCATATAAAACTTTAAATGACAATTGATCTGTATCTAATCTATTTAACTTAAATAATCTTGCAGATTTTTCTCCAGCCCTATTCCATTCATAAACATGATGAAGTGATCTAGAATTAATTCTGGCTTTTGCATCAATATAATTGCCGAAATCTTTTTCTATCTGAGTATATATCATAGAATTAAATTTATTCTTAAACCCTGGATCGTCCATAACATTTGCCATTACTTGTGAATTGTAATAAACGAAAGCGGAAATTTGTGAGACTATGCTATTTTTAATAATCCCAGCAGATGGCTCAACCATCAAAGGCTGTAGTTTGCTTGATGCTTGCACTAATACGTTAGAGTCCAATTCCCTGGTTCTCCGATCTCTTTAAAGAAGAGTTATATCCTAATGTGCGTCCAAATGGATCTGTTAATGGGGTTGTTCCAACTACTTCAAATACTGTTGGAGTTTCTTCTGGGAAGTTTAATTCTGTCCAAATTTGAACACCGTCTGCATTTCTAATGTTAGTAACTTTTTCTTTTGCAGTAATTTTTTCAACTGTTCTAACTTGAATCATTTGATCGTTTATATATCTATTATCAAAAATTTGCTTATCGCTACTTCTTGTTGTTGCTGAGTTGCTAATTACTCCTTTAGCGTGGCAGTCTATTGTCTTGTAATACATCCATTGACGCTTGATAGCACCAGTATAACTATCTTGGTCTTCTTTTTGTCTGTAGACATCCATTTTCATGGAAAGAATAGAATCAATAAGATCATTCATTATACGACAACCATATTAGTAATTACATATGGAGAAAGCAACTGGTCAGCATAAAGATTTCCTGTTCCGCTTGTTGCTCCATCTGAATATTCAAACTGCCAGTCAAATGTTTGAATATTCTTTATATACTTATTTTTCCAAATCTTATCTTTTGCAAAGTAATCTTTCATCAATTCAATGCATGCTAGCTCAACATTGTCTGGAACCTTATCCCAACCAAATCTACCATGAACTTTATATGTTGCGTTATTCTTAAACACTCCATATGAAAAATCCATTACTGATGGCGGAACCATTCCGTTTGCAGTATAGACGGTATTGTCTAACATGCTGGCCTTATTTACTCTAATTCCAAATCCGCTTTCGGATATTTGAGTATCATAATTCCAATTATTAACATTATTTAAATTATCTATAAGTAGATAGTCATTTACATATAGTTGATGAATATCATTTATTCTATATGGTAATGGAAGTACGTCTGATCCAGATCCATAAACAATAAATGTGTCGTCATAAAGGAAAAAATCCTGCCCAGTATAATCTTCAATTATTTTTCTGGCATATTTTTCAGCAGATTTTAAATCCTTATATGAAACATAATTAGGGTCAGTGTTATCTATACTTAACCCTAATTCTTCTGATGACTGAGTCAGGTCTGTATAAGGTGTAACAACAAATACATTGTGTGTTTTTGTTACTGCAACACCGCCTACAACATACTGCCATTCCAACTTTAAAGTTTTATTTCTATTTGTTAAAGAATATGGAATATTTATATAATACAAGCCAACATTTGTTTCATCTTTTACTGATGTTAATGTTGCTAGTATTGTAGAAGGGCTAACGGCTGGAACAACTAGTGGGTCCGCCGTAATATCATAAATTCTAACTGAAGGGAGTGTTGAGTCTACGTCAGACGCAACTCCTTGCCAAAATATTTGATGAGTTATTGGTGAACTTGAATTAGTGTATATCTCTGCCATTTAATAGGCTTTAATTGTAAAACTCCTGAACTTCTTTAGGAGTTGCCAATCTAAAACCTTCCTCCTTATCAAAAATTGCTTGAGCGTTTTCATCGCTCATAGCCACAAACGGATGCTCTTTTGTAAACGTATGTCCCATAATATCATATCTAAAATTATCTCTAGTCATTCTAACTAGCACGTTATCTTTTGCCAATTGCTTTTTTGAATCAAATCTTGGCAATACTTCTTCTGACATATCGTCTTCTTCCTCATTTTTTTCTAAGGTCTTACTATAAATAGACCATGTAACGCCTTCCTCTGACAAGGCGGCAATAATACTTGCTTTGTTCTTTAGACCATCTGTATCAACGGCAAAATCTTCCGCTATTTTCTTTAATTCAGATACCTTGAGTGTATCAAATGACATTTTATCTCCTTAACTAGGTAATGCAATTATATCACTAAGAAATTTAAATGAAAAGCCCCTAAATTTAATTAGGGGCCTTTCTTGCAAGTCTTCTTAATAAATTAAATTATGAAGCGACCTTAACGTTCTTAACAACTACCCAAGCATCTGCTTGCTCAATCTGGACACCAACACGAGTATACATTGTGTACTCAATTGCGTCCTTCTTTGGCCAGAAGAAGCGGTATACAGTTACATCACGCTTGATACCAATAACTACGTTATTTGGGAATGTCAAGTGGATATCTCCGTGATTACCAGTCTCTCCTGAGTAATCGCCATCCTGTGCTTCAGGAAGTAGTGGAACTTCAACGATTGGAATACCAAATGCGAATGGAGCTACATAACCTGCTGGACCACCTAGTGGCTGTACACCTTGTCCACGGATTACGCTTGAAGCGATATCCTGTGGGATAGTGTTGTTTGTTCCAATGCTGTTAGCATATAGGAAATCTTGGATTAGGTTTGAACCTGCCAAGAAGCGAAGATCTGAACGGCGCTGCTTGTACTTACGTGGCATTGCCTTAAGAGCGCTGTTAAATACAGCACGACTTACTCCAGCTCCACCAGCGTCAACAACACGACCGTTTGTCTTAGCCTTCTTAACTACACCATCAAATGCCTTGTATAGGTTATCTGATGATAGTGATGTGTTACCGTTTAGAAGAACATCTTCAATATCGTTACCTGCCTGTGTTGCCATCATGCGGGCGATATGGTCTTCTAGATCAGCACCTTCAATATTGTCTTCTAGAGACTCAGTTGAAAGCTCCCAATCTAGACGAAGCTTCTTTGTTGTTAGCGAGATCTTTGAGAAAGATACCGCTGAGTTTGAACCTGTATTGTCTGCTTCAGTTGCGAGAACCATAAGCTTCTCACCTACTGACATGCGATCAATTTCGGTTGTATCAGATCTCATTCTGACTGTACGGGCGACCTTACCAATTACGGTTGCGTCGAACATATAATCTAGAAAGCGGGCTGATTGTTCTGCATTGAGAAGTCCACCTTCTCCTTCAGAACCAACGTGAATACCAGTTGTAGCTACTGCTGCACCTGTCATGTTAGCTGTAACGTGTGTGTTAGCCGCTACTGCTTTTTCTAATGTTTCATTGCTCATTATATTTTCACCTACCTTTTTATTTTAAAAGTTCATTTACGGAACCGAGGAAAGAACCGTTCCATTTTGATTTCTTGATTGTTACTTCCTGAGACCCGCCAAGGTCTGAGGACTTCTTAATTGCAGTCTCTGATTCTACTGCGTCGACACGCTTTTCAACATTACCAATCGTGTTCTTGATATTTTCTACAGCCTTTGATAGTGCTGCATGCTGTTCTGCCAATTCTGAAATCTTAACATCTACGCTCTTGCTAAAAGTCTCAACGGTATCTTTAATACCTGTAACTTGTAAAGCATTTGCCTCAGACGCCTTATTCAGAGTCTCAGAGAAAAAGCCCTTTAGATCGCCAAGCATCTTTGCAAAATCAGGTTCATCAACCTCAACTTCGGATACGTCGGCTGCTTTTTCCAGAGTTTCGGCAGGAGCGTCTGCTACTGCGTCTGCAGGAGCTTCAGCTGGTGCTTCTTCAGCAACAACTGATGTTTCTTCTACGGCTGCTTCTGACACTACTGCATCTTCTACAACTACGTTTTCTGTATTTTCTGACACTTCATTACCTCCTTCTGCGTTTGCCTGTTTTGCAATTGTTTGTGTATCAGGCAACGTCAATCTTGATTGCTTGTGTGAATCAAGAATTTTATTTATTTCTTTTGACTTGTTAATATCGTTAGACTCTACCCAGCCAATTAAAGATGCTGGCTTTCCAGAAACTGGAGAAGTGTATTCTTTTTCTGTTGACATGAATACGGTGTCGCTTTCTTCACAATAAAAAATATTTTCCATTTTTGTTTCTGCTGCAATTCCCTTGAACATTAGCTGTCCGTTCATCTTTTGGATAGAAAGGATGTTGCATAATTCATTTGCAGGCGAATCAACTACTGAAAGCTCCATCAAAGAATACTCTTTGATAAATCTTACTGGCTTTCCTGTTGACTTGTTAACTTCATTTTCTGAATCAATAATCTTTCCGCCGATTGAAAATCCTTGAAGAGTTCCGTCTAGAATCTTTTCCCATGTATCTTGTGCGCCTTTTGAAATGTAAGCATCTACATATACACCATTGAAGAACTCACCAGTCTTTGCATCGAAATAAGTTTCTGGCTTGAATGAAACCATCTTGCCAACAGAGATTGATCCATGCATCTCACGAATGTTTCCACGGAAACTTTCAAAAGCCTTTATGCTAGCTTCTGAGGTAACGACATCACCTGTCTGATCTAGATTGTCTAGTGTAGCAAATCCAGAGACTGTGCGCTTTTCACGGTTGACCTTTGTAAATGGGACCGATAAATTAATATTATCGCCATCTGATGACCATAGTGATTTTTCAATATTCA